CTTGACACCGGCAGCGCCCTTTGAAACCAATCTCATTGCCGCATCGAGGTCAATTTCAAATGCCCGCGACAGGCCAATCGCTGCCTTTGTCGCCTCCTGCAAATCTGTACCGCTCAATTTGCCAATAGAGACGCCCAGCTTCATTATTCCTAAAACTGTATCGTGGGCGTAAACCGTCTGTTTCGCCATCTGTTCTGAAAAAGCGATCATACTATCGATTTGATTGCCATAACCCAGATTGGCAAGAGCGGCATGAAGATTGTTTATAATTTTTTCCTCATCGGCGAACGCCTGCAGAGAAGACATCGCAAAATTCTTTATTCCTGTGACGCCAAAATAGATTCCAACCGAGGCGGCAACCCCCTTTAAAAGAGAACCCATCCTCGTTGCGGAGTTGCCTATACCGGCGAACTTGGCGCTGGCTTCATCTCTTGCTTTTATCAGTACATCTACGGTATGCTGTGCCATAATTTTATTTCTCAAAAATTCCTAATTTCGCCTTCCAGTAGTTTTCTTCGTTAAAAATAAATTTCGCCGCCTCCAAAAAATTACGATACTGGTCAAAGACCCCGCCGGCGACCGGCGGCAATCCCTTTTTCCACAGTTGCGCCAGTTCTATTGTTTCCCAGATATCGGATGTTATTAACTTTTCAGGACAATCCGTAATTTTTATCTGGCCGTCGCCTCCGCATTCAGGACAATCTTCAACGCCGCTGTCTCCGCACAGAACGCATCGAATATTGACCGGCAAAGTTTCCGACGGCATATCTTTGCATTTTACTATGCCGGGGCAGTCTTTGCAGAGCTGTCCGTACCTGATGGCGACAGCAAGTCTAATTTTTTTTTATCCGCTGCGGACACACCTTGTGCCATTACCGCTTCTCGCAATTCCATAACCTCCGGCATACTCACGATGTCAGCCAGTTTATCGGGAGCAAATGGAATCTCGACGCCCTCAATCGAAAAAATGTTCTTCCAGCCGACTAAAGTCAGATGAATAAATTCAATTGCCTTATCAATGCCTTCTTTGCCGGTTTTGCTCTTGTCAAATTCAGCGTATATCCCACAAAGTTCCTTCCATCGCCGGGCGGAAACGTAACTAAAAATAAATGCAGGCTGCTTTTCGACGGGTTTGTCTTTGTCGCTCCGCAGAACATACTCATACGTTGCATTCGGTTCACAGGCTAATGACATAAATTACTCCTTTATTTTAAACCCCCGCGCTTAGTTTTCTCGCTTCGAGGAAACTGCGGAGGTTGATTTGGATTTTTCGGTTTTTGTTGATTCGATATATTTTTCACGGGTCGCCTCATCGAGCGACTGCCAAAGCGTCATAATTTCGCCGTCGGTTGCCATCTCAAACCCGCCCCGATTTTTTATTACCGCTTTCCGAATAGTTTCTATATTCATTTTAATTTCCTTTCGGACACTGCCCGCCGATGCGGGATTCCGCAATTTTTATATTTAATTTTTTATTTTTGATTTTTCTTACGCAACTCCCGCAAATGTCAAAACCACCGAATCGTCGCCGCTGCTCTGGTTGCACTGGCCGTTGAGCCGATGTATCAGAATGCCGTCTCTGTCCTCTTCCGGAACTTCTCTGTATTGGAGTTTAGGCAGGCTTATTGTGCATTTCGTAATGGCGTTTTGCACCGTCAGCACAACTGCGGCCTCCGTGCCTGCCAGCCACAGTCCGTGATAGTCGTAGCTTGAGATAAGGTGCGCCTCCGGGTCGCAGGAGAACATCGGCTCGGCATTAGCCGCTAAAACGTAATTTATTCCGCTGGTCGCTACAATATCTCTTCTCGGCACTAATACGCAACCCATGTCAAATTCGAACTCTGATATCTTGATTGCGTTAGTCGCCAGTGTAAAGACTCCGCCTTTTGCCATAAACGGTTTATCGGTCGATGGCGTCCATGTCGGAATGGCCTCATCTATAGGGGCAACCCACGACCCCTGAAATTCAAAATCTAACATTATGCGCCCGCCATTTGAACCTTTAATCTTGAATGTGCCGGAGGCTCCTGTGAGACATTTCTTCCTGCCCGATTCCCACATTTCAATCGTGCAGGTCTTGTCATTTGCGTGATTAGAATGGATTTGATATACCTCGGTCGATTTCACAAGTCGGCAGCACTGCAGCAGAATTGCCAGTCCGGCCTCACAGCCGGTGGTACCATTGCCCCGCATCTCGCAGCTTCCCGTGAACTTGCCCGATAGTTCACCTATTACACCCGGCTGGCCGTGGCCCAGATATTTGCCGTCACCGTTTCGCGGTATGAACGGGCCGGTGCATACCATTTTTGAATCTTCAAAATAAATCGCCTGTGTCGCGGCGATATAGATGCCGATTGTCGTTTCGGCTAATACCTTTACAACTTTTGTTTTTGAAAGTATCGGTCTGGTAGAAAGTGTCATGTTTATTTACTCCTTATAGTGTATATGGGTCATTTTCCTGTGTTCTGTAATCGACTGATATCTGTATCGCTATTCTGCTCATCGCTGATTCATCATCGACAAACGGCACCGGTGAATGAATATTCGTATCGTCCGCAAGGTTGCTTCGCCTGATATCGGCGCAAAGTTTTTTAGTAATATCGGCGACAACCCGATTGAGCCGGGTATCGATGGCGGTTTCCGCTGTGTCGGAATCTATGACGATGCATGTTAGAATAAAAAATTGCCGCCATCTTTTGTAACCCATTTCTGGGGCGAGTTCCTCTGGCTCTACCTGGCTGATAAGGACCGTCAGATCATTCCATGCCGCTTTTGCAAAGTCGCTTCGTTTCGGCCTGACAGCCGTGAGAGTTTGATTATAACCGGCAGCTGTCGTAATCGCGTTTATCGCGGTTTCTATATCTACGGCAATAAGTTCAATTATAGGATTACTCATGCCGCTCCTGTTTTCATTCTCGAAAAGACATATTCGAGCTGGTTATCAATATTATGCTCGAGGCGACCATAAGCATTCTGTGTTATCCGCTGGATAAGGTCCGCAGACCTTTTAAATGCCTGATGCAGCGATGGTCCGAATTGTTTACCAATAAAAACATTGTGCCAGGTTACGGAACTTTTCACGCCGGCCTTGCGAGTGCTTCTTTTTTCCCATCGAATTGTTCGTTTGTCCATGCCCCGGCGGAAAACACCTTCATGCCCGCTTTTCATCTTGGCGATAAAAGCATGTAACATTAATTTCCTGCCGCCGGATTTGTAAACTTTGAAACTGACTCCCTTTTTTGTCATCTTCGCCCCAAAATCCATAATCGGAATCAATTTGTGACTTAAACTGATGCTGGCCTCCCATCTCTTCGTTGATGCTTTTTTTAGTTCAATTTTATCTTTAACATCGCCGGCCTTGATATTAATCTCCTGCCGAATCCCCTGAGAAACTTCCGTCCTGGCCGGCGTAATAGTTTTATTAATTGCCCGGCTTATAATTCGGGGCAGTTCGCGGGGGATGCCCCGCAGCATTATTTCGAGCTGACGAATCTTTTTTTCGTCAAATTTAATTTCAACAAAATTATTGTTGCTGCTTGCCATTTTATCTAACCTCTAATGTCATCATCCCGGCATCTTGCGATATCGGTTTCGTAATTGGCCTATCCTGCGATGTCTGTCCCGCCCTGTGCGATATAGTTACCTTATCACCACCGTAATCAATTTCAGATGAACTTATGCCGATTGTCGAATTGTTGGCTACTGTAATATGTGATATGGGCGAATTGCCATGGGGCACACCGTCAAGTGCCTGACTGCCTTCCCTGTCGACAATCGCTTTAATTGATCTTCTGTTGCCGCCTCGCGGTTTATAGGTTATCGTCTCGCCGGATGTATCGAGGAAAAACTGCGCTTCGGATATTATCTGTTTGTCAAAATTATTAGAAGGTATGCTCGATGAATCTTCGACACTAATCACTCGAATAGTGCTTATGGCTGATGGTGGGCTCGTTATGCTGTCTATAGTGTCTGTTATATATATTTCATACCAGTTGCCTGCAGTCAGCCCCGTCTGGATTATATTTCCCGCCCCGCTCCGAGATTGCCCGGCGGTCCATGTGGCGTTTTCGAGGCGATAATATAATTGAATGGTCCCTGTCCCGACCACGGCCGCCGTAATACTGTCCTCATCGCCGTTATCGGTCAGGCCCGATATGACCGGTTTATCAGGTATGGTAATTTCGACGAGAACCCCGCCCGTCGCCAATGCCATTTTGTTATTTGATATAATTGTCATTCGTTTTCTGTTCTCAGTTGCTGATAACTGAATTACTGATAACTGAATTACTTTTTATATTTTTATTACCACAGTTTTTTGCGGGGTTGTTGCGCTCGGGGTTATTTCGAATATTACAGTTGTCCCATCATCCGGGTCGAGCACTTCGCATGTTCCGCTGACGCCTGCCTTGTCCCGCCATTTGCCGACAGACCAGGCGGTCATTATTTTGAACATTTTCTCGAACGTCCATGTCCCCCCCTCCGTAATCCCCGTATCGGCCATCAAGGCCGTAACTACATCCGCCGCACTTACAAGACCATTGTTAACATCATCAAGTTCGGCAAGTGTTACATCGTTAATATCATTTGCTAAAAATACCTGATAATCATTTGTATCGTTAATCAGTGCAGGCAAGGTAGTTCCGGTATCTTCGAGAATTAAAGTTGCGTTGGCGTTTGCATCATTAACTATACTATTTATAACGGTAATATCGGCAACAAGGCCATCGTTGACATCGTTAATCAATGCCGGTATCGTTGTGCCGGTATCTTCAAGTACCGCCGCTATATTGGTAGTATCATTAGTATCGGTATAAATAACTATTGGATTGCATTGATAATTGGCATCGGCCAAAGTCGCAACTAATACAAGTTTTTTGCAGTTTGTCTCTGCGGCATTTACATCAAAATCATAAACGCCTGTTGAGCCCTCTTCTGCGGGGTTCGTATCGCCCGTTGCGGCAGGTGCGCCACCATCCTTAGATATTGTAGCTGTGATATTCGCATCGTTATCGCTGACTTTAAGACCAGTCAGGATATTATAACAGTAAACACTGACCTTGTTTGCAGTGGCCTTATTAAATTCGCCGTAAGCCGCTGGAAAACCAAATATCAAAATTACGAAAACGATTTTTACTGATAACCGATAACTGATAACTGAGTTACTTTTTTTCATATCAATCTGCTCCAATCGTAATCATTTCTGTATCCCTGACCGGCAGCCAGTCCAGCGATTGTCCTGCGCATCCCTGTCGCCAAAGCCTGCGAATCTGAACAGGCGATAACGCCTTATTATAAATACGAATATCGTCAAGAGAACCGGAAAAAGGCGCACCTATACCCCCATCATTATTAAAAGCCCCAACAAATATATGTCCACTTTCGTCCCAACTTGCCATATCTACATCAGCAACAATCCCACTATCGCCGACTAAAACACCATCAAGATATATTTTTGCCTGTGCAGAAGTTCCTATTTTTTCTATTGTTCCAACAATATGATGCCAAGTTTCCTGACCATTTGCAAAAACAACACCAGATATAGCGTTTGTTTGGTACGGGTCAACTTGTTCATAATCAAATTGAATACTCCCGTTTGTATTTATTTTCAAATATATCAACCCGTTTCCTGTATTTATTCCAGTAAACATTTGAATAGCAGAAGCAGGCTGTCCATCATCAGGTTTAATCCATTTGCTTATACTAAAACTATCCTGAAAAGTAGATTCAAAAGTCTGTCCTGTATCAATATAATCTCTCGTTGTTGGTACTTCAGCAAAATTAGCATACCAATCTGATTGCGTAACGACATCTATTTGGCCACGCTTTGAATCCAAATAAGTCATTAATGAATTAAAATCTGCCGTAGGCCAGTCAGTTGCATCTACGGGAGAATCAACGATATTATGAAATAAAAGCATTACTTCCTGTCCGCTCTCTATGGCACTATCAATTTGGCTCTTGACCGCTAACAGAGTCGTGCTGCTTGCTTCATTTTGACACTTCCACAACCACGGGTCAATTATCTGATTAACTCTGAAATTATATCCGGCAGCTACAGTTCTTGCGGTTAATACATCTTCGCTAATGCAAGCCAGTATAGTATTGGCATCGTGAGCGCCATAGGGATACGCCAGATTCCTGTGCATATTATTTCTCGTAAAACCATTTGTAAGAAGATATGCGGCACAATTATTTACTTCCGCCGCCTGATTTGCCTCGGATAATGTAGCCAAATTGGTATGACTATAAGTATGATTACTTATGTCCCAACCATCGTTGTAAAGTGTTGTTAAGTTGGCATCAGTCATATAACCAGCGTCATTAATGGCACTGCTTACTATATAACAAGTTCCTTTAAATCCGTAAGTTTCCATAATTGGATATGCAGTAGTGAAAACAGTATCTCTGCCATCGTCAAATGTTATTATACATTTAGGTCTGGTAGTGATTCTATAATAGAAAGAATCAAAATACACTACACCCGACTCCTCGCTATGTGGATATACTGCAACGTCAAATTTAGTTATCGGGTCAGTCCAAACAATTCCGCCGACAGCAGTCCACTCCGAGGTATTAAAAGATTTGAAGTTCCAGCCATTATTTAGGTTTTCGTTACCTGCCCCTTCTGAACTAATGTATCTTATAAAGTATTTACCCGTGCTGCTGGTTAATGTTATGCTGATGCCGTAAATTTTGGCAACATCCTCAACATAAAACCAAAAACCTGTATTATAAGAACCCACCGTTATATTCACCGTTTTTTGGGCGGTACAGGTTGCCCCCGAATTTGAAGTTAGTTTAAGTGAATACTCTCCTGTTTTGTAACAGGGGTCTGTTTCCCCAACGCCGCCGGTAATAGTCCAAACACTATTTGATTCAAAATCCTCAAGCAAGGTTCCAGCGTTAATCAAATAATAAGCGCTCGGAGAATTGAATTTTAAAGCTCCATCTATCTTGCCATCGACAGAATGATTTGCGGTAAATGAATAATCCCCGTGGAAAATACCCTGCGAGGAATAACTGCTTGTACCGCCGGTAAAATTAGAAATTGCCTGCCCTACTATGTGAGCTGTTGAATTTGGATTTAAAACATTGCAATCCCCAATCGCTACTGCCGCTTCGCAAGCATCCCAAGCTGTCTTTATCTGGTTTGCATCATAACGAGCAGGCACACCTGTTTTTACATAAATTATTATGTTAAAACCATCGATATATATTTTAGGCACAGGCGTTGCAACAGCACCTATCGAAGCAACACAAGTATAATCATTGCCCGCTTCTCCTAAAGTTTTAAGTGTCAATGTGAAATGCTTATTCGGGTCGGCGGGTATAAACTTCCACGTTGCGGCAGTTAATCCTGTTATCGTCGCCTGTGAATCTGCGATTGTATTAGTATCTGTGGAATTTTCGTCCATCTGATATAACGCCACAAGGTTCGAGTCGGCGAAGCAGGAACCCGCCAGAATCAGTAAAATTAAAATTGATATTAGTTTCTTCATTTTTCTTCTATCGCCACAATCAAATCTTTTTGTTTTTCCCAAGTCAGATTCGGCGAATTTTTCAGGTCGAGGGCCAATTGTATCGCCTCGGCCTCGCTTGCCGATGGGTCTATCGACACCCGTGCCATAGTTTCAACTTTGCACAGCAGGATGATTCGTCTTTCACCCATAATTTATTTAATCACTTCCGCTATTTTCTGGAGTACGGCAAAAAAACCTATCCCTGTTCCGGCCCCGACTAATCCTATTCCGATGCCGATGCCCATGAGCATGGATTTGCCTTTTGCCAGCACCTTGCCGTAGGGGCAGGATTCGGTATGGCCGATGAGGACTTCTGTTATTATTGCCCTGGCAATTTCCTTGCATTCCGCCTTGTCACCGTCTGTCAATGGCATAACAAATCTCCTAATAAAAATAGAAACTATTTTTATTACTCCCGAGTTTTCAGCGGTTTTGTTCTATTCGTCACTTTGACGAACAAAACCGAGAGGGAACAATAGCTTCAATTTTTTTCACGTTTTTCACTTTTCACTGATAACCGATAACTGACTATTCACTCACGACTATTCACTAACAACTATTGTGC